GTGAGGTTGAGGTAATGGGCCAGAAGCTATCTTCTTTGTCTGCTGACTTGAAGAGGATTGAGTCCGACGCAAAACGAAGCGGGGAAGGCTTTAAACAAGCCAGTGATAAGATAAAAGAATCTGGCGATAAAGCCAAGAGCTCAGGTCAAGGCTTCAAAGAGGCTGGTGACAAGGCTAAAAGCGCAAGTGAAACGGCAAAAGCTGGCGGTGATGGTTTTAAACAGGCAGGAGATCGAGCTAAGAACGCTGGTGACGTAGCCAAAGGCGCAGGAAGTGGATTTGACGAAGCAGGAAATAAAGCCAAGGACAGCGGAGAGAAAGCCAAGCAAGGTGCTAGTGGATTTGACAAGATTAAAGAATCTATCAAAAACTTCTCTGTCGGAGCTGTCGGTTTTAAACTGGCAAGCTCAGCAATGGATTTGGTCAGCGCTTCCTTAGACAAAGCGATAAACCGTTTTGATACTCTGGAGCGCTATCCAAAGGTGATGAAGTCTCTAGGATTTAGCGCTAAAGATGTAGCCAATTCCACAAAAGAGTTATCAGATGGTATCGATGGCTTGCCTACAACGCTTGATGACGTTGTTAAAACGACGCAGAAACTCACGTCTATGACTGGCGACCTCAAGACATCAACTAAGCTGACATTGGCCTTAAACAATGCGTTCTTAGCGTCTGGTGCGTCTACAGAAGACGCAAGCCGTGGTCTGCAACAATTTAGCCAGATGTTATCAGCTGGTAAGGTTGATATGCAATCGTGGAAGACCTTGCAAGAGACCATGCCTTACGCCTTGCAGAAGACAGCTGAATCATTTGGTTTTGCAGGCGAGTCTGCACAAAAAGACTTCTACTCAGCCTTGCTGAACGGCGAAATCACGTTTAAGCAATTTAGCAAACGTCTGATTGAGTTAAACCAAGGCACGAACGGCTTTGCAGAAATGGCTAAGAAGAACAGTGAAGGGATTCAGACTTCTTGGAATAACATTGTCAATGCGTTCGCTAAAGGTATCGCAAACGTCATGAAAGCCTTTGATGACCTGAGTAAGGCTATCACTGGTAAGAGTATTGCTAAAAACTTAGATGGTCTAAAAGCTGGCGTTAACGGCTTCTTTAAATTTGTCACAGACGGCATTAGAGGCCTGATTCCAATCGTACAGTCAGTAAACAACGTATTAGGCACTTTAAAGCCTATCTTTGACGCTCTGACTCCAATCATTATGGGCGCAGTTGCTGGAGCGTTGGCCTTTAAAGGAGCAATGTTGGCACTTGCCATAATTGACGGCGTTAAAAATTGGATTTCTGGATTAATCCAGTCACTGATTACGTTCTCCTCAACCTCTTTAGTGGCCGAAGGGTCAGCAGGAACTCTTGGCGTCGCTCTAAGCGGTCTAACTGGTGGCGTGACGCTTGTCGTAGGGGCTGTAATAGGTCTTGTTAGCTGGCTATCCAGAGAGACAGACGAGCAGAAGAAAGCCCGTGAAGCCTCTGAAAAGCACAAAGAATCCATCAAGAAGCTAAATGATGAGGTTGCTCAAGGCAAGGAACGCTATGAAGACCATAGACGCGAAATAAAGGCTACTGCTGACGAGAATGAGAAACTTGTCAAGAAGATTGATGAGCTAAGCTTTGTCCAGAAGAAAACAGCCAGCCAGAAGAAAGAACTTGCTGCTGCTACTCAAATGCTGAATAACAATGTATCTGGATTGAACATTGTATACGACAAAGCGACAGGCTCAATCAACATGACCGCTGACGCTATCCGTAAACAGATTGAAGTTACTAAACAATCAGCGGAATCAGAAGCAGCAAGCCAGCGTTTGGTTGAAATATCTAAGCAGAAACTGGAAGTTGAAGAAAAAATCGCTGATGTTAAGAGCAAGTTAAAAGACGCTGAAGAAAAGCTCGGTGAAAGTGCAAGTAATAGCACCATTAAAGAAGTTGCTCTACAAAAGGTCAGAGAAGAAGCTGGCAAGCAGCTCAGCGACTTAGAAGGTAGTCTCAAGAGTTTAGAATCACAATACGAAGAGACATCTAATACAGCAGTTAAGTCCGCAGAAGCAAGCACTCAAGCAGTGGAAGACGCTTCTGGTAGGCAAATCTTGACTTGGGAGACATTAAACGAAAACCAACGGAAGTTGGTTGAAGATATGCGCTCGCAATATGAAGCTATGAAAGGCGATGTACAGAACGCATTTCAAGCGATTGAACAACAAGCAGTCGTGTCCGTGGATCAAATGACAGCTAATTTGCAGAAAAACATTGAAGCTGTTGATAAGTGGGCTGGAAATCTTGAAACTTTGGCCCGTCGAGGTTTAGATCAAGGTTTGATCGAACAATTAAGACAAGCAGGCCCAAAGGCGGCGGAACAAACGCAAGCTCTGGTAGAAGCTTCGGATGAACAGTTGGGTGTCCTTAACCAGAAATGGAACGAGGCTGGAGACAAAGCTAAAGAGGGATTTTTGCGTGGCATAAATGCTACTGGCGCAGAGTTAGCACCAGAAGTACAAGCAATGGTTACTGCTATCGGGAATGAGTTTAGAAAGGCTTTACAAGCGGCTGGATTTAATGTAAAAGGTCGTGAAATCCCTGAAAAAGTAGGAGAAGGTATTACATCAAACATAACTGCTGCTGCACAAGCAATGTCTGGAATAGCGGAAGCTGCTAAACAAGGCTTTAACGGTGTACCAGAAGAGGCTAGAAATAGCGGTTCGCAAGTAAGTGGTCAGTATGCACAAGGTATCACAGACAACCAAAGTGTAGCGCAAGGGGCTGGCGAATTGCTTAAGAGTGCTTCATTGAGTGCTCTGGATGGCATATTCGGTGATGCACAGACCAAAGGTTCCGAACTAGGTTCAGGCCTTAGTTCTGGTGTGTCTGGTGGTATCGAAGCGGTTCAGGGTGCTGCAAACGCTCTGAAAGCTGGAGCAGTCACTTCTGTTGCTGGTATGGCTTCAGAAGGTCAGGCGAAAGGTTCTGAATTTGGCGGAGGTATCGCAAGCGGTATCGGAATAGGTCAACAATTGGCCGTGGGCGCAGCGTCAGTCATGAATATTGCTATTTCAGCACAATTTCTTGCAATGGCTTCAGATGGTCAGAGCAAGGGTTCACAATTCGGTACTGGTGTTAGTACTGGTATTTCTTCCACTCAAGGAATCGCAACAGGCGCATCAAACGCGCTGAAAGAATCAGTTAATGCAAGCGTGAATTCACTAGGTCGTGACGGCCGCAAAGCTGGTTCTGACTTTGGTTCTGGAGCTACAGAAGGAATCCAAAGCCATCAAGGTTCTGCACATAGCGCAGGTTCGTCTCTTAGAGATAATGCCACAAACGGGATGCAGGGTGGATATAATTCGGCGTATGGAGCAGGTATGTCCATTGGCGAAGGTCTAACAGCAGGTATCTATGCCATGGCTGGATCAGTGGCGAATGCTGCTGCAAGTATCGCTTATGGCGCCGTGTCTGCTGCTAGAAGCGCCCTGAGTATCAACTCACCATCCAAGGTATTTCGTGACAAAATCGGGCGAGCAATCCCAGAAGGTTGGGCGCTTGGTATCGACAAATACAGCTGGTATGTTGATAATTCAATGGACGACTTAGCCAAGAATACGATTGACGCAAGTGCTAAATTCGTTTCTGGCTTCGGCTTGGACATTCCAAAATCGGCGGAAATCGCGTCAGGTCTAAACGCTTCCTTGGCTTATCGTTTCGGTGGCGGTGGATCAGCTGGTGTGTCTAATAGCACATCAAATGTGACCAACAATTACACTTTAAACGCTACAGGACAAGGAAATAGCGACTTCTTTACTCCTGACAATATGCGTAGATTAATCAGAGAATTAGCATACTACACCAGACAAGAAAGGGGGCGTATGATTTAGTATGGCTTATATTAGTTTTGACGGAAAGAAAAGCACAGACTTTGATTTGCGTCTAATAAACGAAGTCGAACACAGTTCGGCAAGTAAAGATATTAGTCAAGTCACCGTCTCTGGCCGAGATGGTGTTTTGCTTATTGATAACAATCGCCTAAATCCAGTAACTAAAGAGTTCCCATTTAGGATAAGCACCAAAAGTGATTTAACCAAAATAGGCGAACGCTTGACGGACTGGCTTTCTGTTAATGGCTACAAAGACTTGATTCTGTCATGGGATTCTGACTTCGTGTACCGTGCAGCATTTCTTGAAACGTTCTCTATCTCAGAGATTCTTAGACAGTTCGGTAGTGTTAAGCTAAACTTCCTTTGCCATCCCATCAAGTTTTACAAAGACGGTAGGGAGCGCTTGACTGTGTCAAATGGTCAGACTATCCAAGGTAAGGGCAACGTTAACGCAAAGCCTGTGATTATTATTTCAGGGAATGGAACGACTACTATCACAATCAACGGCAGACAGACTAAGCTGAAAGATATCCAAGGTGGAATCACTCTTGACATGCAGACTAACCAAGTTTATAGCGGAGGGCTTCCAGCTTGGGATAAAGTTGTTAGAGCACCGCAGTATAAGATGCCTTACTTAGAGCCAAAAAATAACCGTATTTCATGGGACGGCAATTTTACAGTTTCGATAATTCCAAATTGGGGGGTGAAGATTTGAAGCCTATTTTATTTAATAAGAATGAGCAACAATTCGACACTTACGGATTGGGAGAAATTGATGTAACGACAGGAAATGTCACCCGCGAAAGAAACGGTCTCTATACGTTTTACGCAGAATATCCAGCCAATGGCCCTCTAGCCTCTGTGCTAGAGAAAGAAATGAAAATCAAGGTAGACGCTGGATTGCGGACGAAGAATCAGACTATCGAAATATCCAGAATTGTCAAGGACAGTAGCGGGGTTTTAAAAATCTACGGTAGCCATATCAAGCATAAGCTAGAGTATATGGCAGTACGTCACGGAATCAATCTAAGTGGTACAGCTTCCGTGGCTCTTGCTATCTGGGCTAATAACCTGATAGGCGACTACCGCTTCTCCACTTGGTCAGATATCGATACGACAGGTAGCACAACATTTACCGCAGACAAGATGACGAACGCGCATCTTGCTCTCGGTGGTGTTGAGGGCTCTATTTTGGATGTCTGGGGCGGTGAGTACGAGTTTGACAACCTAACTGTCAGATTGCATAAACAGCTTGGTAGAAGAGCTCCTACGGTTTTGGAATACGGCAGGAATATCATATCAGCCGAGAGCGATGAATCTATTGAAGAGTCTTATACTTCGGTCTATCCGTTTGCTACTTACACGCCAGAAAGCCAAGGGAGCGATAGCACACCAGCACCCGTCACAGTAACAATACCAGGCGATTACGTAGATAGCAAGTACATCAGCATGTACGCTAACCGACGTATAAAGGTAGTAGATTTCTCCAGCGAATTTAAGGAAAAGGAAATTCCAACTCCTGACAAGCTGAGAGCTATGACATTGAAATTTATGGAGCACAACAAGATTGGCGCTCCTAAAATCAACACCAAAATTGAGTACGTAGACTTGGCAAGTACTCTTGACTATCAAGATAACAAAATCATTGAGGAGCTGGAATTCTGCGATATAGTACCCGTCTACTATCCATCTATTGGAATCACAGAGGACGATGCGAAAGTCACTAAAATTGTTTACGATTTTGTCAATGAACGCAACGAATCTGTAGAGTTTGGGATCATCGGAGAATCTATCCGCTCTGCTATGACTGGTGGATTATCAGGGCGTATGGACTCGCTAGAGAACAGGCAGAAAGCCATTGAAAGCGGGTTGCCTGATTATCTCTTAAATGCGTCTGGTAACAAGGTCTGGTACCAGAAACCAGCTGAAGGAACAGAGCACAAAGTTGGTGACTTGTGGTTTGAAAAAAACGGACAATATGACCGCATGTACGTCTGGAATGGTGAGATGTGGGAGAAGCGCATTGATACCGAAGATGTGGATCGGGTCAAGAAAGACATTGACGAGAAGCTGAAACAATCCACAGAATCTATCCAGCAAGTCGAGAACAAAGCCTCTGAAGCCTTGACGAGAGCTGGCGCAATCATTGATAGCCAAGAGTTACTGGACAAGATTAATGCATCTGTAGACCAGAATGTCAGATTAGGTACTGCTAGTCAAATCTTTAAGTCTCAAACGAAGAACATCAGTGACCTATCAGATAAGCATTTAAAAAATAGAAGATCTATCGCAGATCTCAAAACAGCAACTACTGAATACCAACGCACCAACGACGAGAACCTAGTCCGCATTGGTCAGCAACTGGACAACACGGTCAGCAAAGCTGAGATGAAGCAGACTGCTGACGGGATTAGAGAGACGATTCTAGAGCTTCAGACCAATGGTTCAGGCGGGCCGAATATGATCCGCAACTCACGAGCGGATGATGGATTGCAGTATTGGGAAACTCAGAGTGTTAACTTCCAGAGTCACGTATTCTATTTCAACGGTCAGAAGCGGATGTTTGCTTTGACTGGTGTATCTTGGATGAAATCTCCGAGGTTTCTGCTCAAAAAGAATACAGCCTACATGCTGAACTTCTTCGGTTTTAACTCAGGAAATACAAAGAGTTTAAGGGTCTACATCCGTAAGCGTAAGAAGGGTGAGACGCAAGACTACACATCCGAAGAGTTGCTGTTTAACCCTACGACCATACCGTTTCTTAGCCACGTTGAAGCTGTCAAGAAATCCTTTAAATTTAATACAGGGGATTTTGATGAAGGCTATGTCTATATTTTTAATGGCGGGCCTAACAACGGAGCGGATAAATGGTCTGGTGTATTCCTAACCGAGTTCGACCTATATGAAGGCACAACCGATCGCAAGTGGCAACCAGCTCCAGAAGATGGCGCAGAGTGGCTAAATGGTAAGATAACCACATTAGACCGCACGTTAGACGGCATTAGAGCGACTGTCACGGAAGCCAAGAGCTACATTGACGCAGACGGGCAGAGAAGACAAGAGATAAACCAGCTAATCAGAGATGAGACAGCCAAGGGCATTAATACAGTCTTGTCCACAGTCGAGCAGTCAGGCTATGCCAAGCGTACAGAGATACAGTCTATCACTGAGACGCAAAGGCTCTATGACCGTATCATTGGCACGACAGAAGATGGCATCAAGCAGAATATTGCTCGGATGACATTGACGGATAGCCTGTTTCAGACCGAAGTCTCGAAGATAGTTAATCAAGAGCTTACGTCTTCAAATTATGTAGCCAATCCGTTTACTATGTCAGATTACGTAAGGAAATACTTTGGCAAAGGGGATTCTTCAACGGTTTCTCTTGTAAGTTCGGGCCTCTCCGCTTTTGGTAAATTGGAATTTCACGCCAATTCAAGGTTGACGTCTAATGATGCCGTGTGGTTGCCGTTAAATCGAATTCCAGAAAGTGTTAAGGATTTATCATTTTCAATTGTTGTTGAAGGCATTGATAAATGTAATATTTCTGTAGCTATTGGCACCGAGAACGCATCATCATCTATATCCTACAAACGACAAGGCGATACAATTTACGGAACATGGACGGGCATTAGCTATTATTATAAAGGCTCTGACGGCGTTTATCTTAAAATCTCGTTCTCAGGTTTAAATGGGGAAAGCGTTTTTCTCAAAAAACCTATTGTCGTAGAAGGTAGAGAGCCTAAATTTGACTTTGAGGTAAACAAGCGGATGGAGGTAGACCAAGCCGTACGAAGCGTCCAAACTCAATTGGCAGGCTCTTGGGCTATCAAAAATCTAAAT